ATTCGACAAAGCTCAAACTTTGAATGAAGCTAAAAACATTTTCGAAGTGTTGAAAAACACAGTAAAAACATCTAAGGTAGCTAAAGCTCCTTTGAGAGAACACAAGTCATTTGCATCATCAGTAATCGGTGGTAAATCAGCTACACCTGTTATTGACGCAAACGATCAAATCACAAGAATGCAAAAATTAGCTGGAATTATTCAAAACTAAAAAATCACATTAAATAAAAATGTCAACAATTAATCAACTTTTAGAATCTGCTAACCCCTGGCAGTCTTTGCAAAGCGACGCAGCTCGTTTAGCAAACAAATGGGCAAAATCAGGTTTGTTGGAAGGTTTGAAAGGATACGACAAGACAAACATGTCTATGTTGTTAGAAAACCAGGCCAAGGAACTTATCGTAGAATCAAACGGAAACACAACTGCTGGTGCAACTTCAGGTTGGACTAACGGCCAAGGTTACCAGTGGGCTGGCGTAGCTTTGCCAATGGTACGTAAGATTTTTGGTCAAGTAGTAGCTAAAGAATTCGTTTCTGTTCAGCCAATGCAAATGCCAACTGGTCTTATTTTCTATCTAGATTTCCAGTATGGAACAACTAAGACTCCATTTACTCAAGGCGATTCAATGTATGGTGATAAAGCACCTGGATTTGGTAATAGCAACTTCGATAACTTAGCTCAAGGCGGTTATTATGGTGCTGGTCGTTTCGGTTACTCTCGTAACGAATTTGCAGTAAATACTTTGTCTGGTAGTGACTTTACAGTAACTGCTCTTGCAACTGCTACTTACTACAAAATCAACTTCGATGCTCGTTATTCTCAGTCATTGAACGCTGGTGATGTTTATGAAGTAACTGTTCCTAACTCAATTTTGAACTCAGTAGCTGTTGCTCAAGGTATCGGTTCTGGTTATGTTGCCTCTGGTAACCAACCTACAGTAGATACTTTTGGTGTACAAGCTTTCTACTTGACTTCATCTACAGACATTGTAACTCCAAACAACATTTTGGCTGATTACACTACAATCAACGGAACTTCAACTACTTTCTATGTATTAACTACTGGTAGTATTGGTGTTGCTGATGATTACGCTGTATTCTTCTTGAAAAACGGTTCTATGAACCCATTCAATGTTGGTGATTACGAAGCTGAAGGTAACCCATTAGCCTCTCCTAACATTTTGAGTCAAACAAACATCGAATTCCCTGAATTGAACATCAAGTTACAGTCAGACAGCATCACAGCTGAAACTCGTAAGTTGAAAGCTCAGTGGACACCTGAATTCGCTCAAGACTTGAATGCATACCAAAACTTAGACGCTGAAGCTGAATTGACTTCAATGTTGAGTGAGCAAATTTCAATGGAAATTGACCTTGAAATTTTAGGTATGTTGATCACTGGTGCTTCTGCTTCAAACAAAGAAGTATGGAGTGCTAAAGTTGGTATGCAGTATGTAGGTGGTAACTGGCAGTCAAACACTCAAGGTGTTTACTACAACCAAATGTCTTGGTTCCAAACTTTAGGAATCAAATTACAGAAAATCTCTAACTTGATCCACCAGAAAACTTTGAGAGGCGGAGCTAACTTTATGGTAATTTCTCCATCAGTTGCTACAATTCTTGAATCAATCCCTGGATTTGCTGCTGACAACACAGATGCTGAAACAATGAAGTATGCCTTCGGTGTTCAGAAAATCGGTTCAATCAACGGTCGTTACAAGGTTTATAAGAACCCTTACATGAAGTGGAACACTATCTTGTTGGGTTACAAAGGTGGTCAGTTCTTGGAAACTGGTGCTGTTTATGCTCCTTATGTTCCATTGATCATGACTCCTTTGATCTACGATCCTACAACATTCACACCAAGAAAAGGTGTAATGACTCGTTACGCTAAGAAAATGTTACGTCCTGACTACTATGGTACAATCGACGTAGCTGACTTGAACGTAGTTTAAGCTTAGACTAACCTCGTAAAATAAAGAAGACCCGGCGATGCCGGGTCTTTTTTTCATATTTATCGTCACAAACCGTTATGGATAACAACGTAGAAAAAGTGGTAGAAGCGGTAGCAACTCACCACGACAAGTTCAAGGAAAAGCGTAAGCCTAAAAATCCTATTAAATTCAATGTTAGTTTAGATGGCGACCAAAAACACGCAAAAAGTCTTATTTTAGAAAACACAGTAACTGTACTTACAGGTGCAGCAGGTAGTGGTAAGACCTTAGTAGCATGCCAAGCAGCCTTAGATTTATTATTCAACAGAGAAGTAGAAAAGATTATTGTAGCTAGACCTGTAGTAACAGCAAAAGAAGAAATTGGATTTTTACCTGGTGGACTAAAAGACAAGTTAGATCCATTCATTGCTCCTATCTATGACAACATGTACAGACTGTACAACAAAGAAAAAATAGATAAAGAGTTTCAAGACGGTAGAATAGAAATTATTCCATTTGCTTTTATGAGAGGCCGTAACTTTTCAAATTGTTTTGTTATTTTAGACGAAGCTCAAAACGTTACAGACACACAAATGGAATTAGCTATTACTCGTTTGTGTGAAGGTTCAAAAATGTGTATTGTAGGTGACACAGGACAAATCGACTTGAAATTCAAGAAAGACAGTGGTCTTTTCTTTATTAGTAAAGCAGTAACTGTAGTACCAGGTGTAACAAGTTTTCACCTAAAAACTAACCACAGACATCCAATAGTTGAACCAATATTAGAAATCTATAAACAACTAAGAGACTAATATTTATCAACGACTATGGCTCAAGATTACAACTACGCTCTCTCAACCGCTGACTTACTACCAGTTCCTGGTAATACGCCATTTGGTTATTATGATTTAGACCCTGTGTTTCAAAATGATGCACAACGTGCGTGTTTTTATGTAACAAGACGTTTAGGTTTTGGCGTAGTTGACGTGGAACTTGTAGACTTCCAAATCTATGCCGCAATGGAAGAAGCTGTCACAACTTATGGCAACGAAGTTTATCTTTACAAAGTAAGAGAAAACTACTTGTCAATGGAAGGCAGTGAAACTGACTCATTCTTATGTGAATACAACGTAAGTTATTTTACAGCATCTTTATTGTTTGCTCCTCCTCGTTTAGCAAGTCCATCTGATTTTGCTAATGATCCTAACATGTTATGGCAAATACAAAGTGGAAGTTTAGTTTATATTACTTCTGCTAGTGTTATTCCATCAATGTCTAAAGCAGACTTCAATTTAGTAACTTCATTCGGTTTAGAAAACCAGTGTGGAAACTATTTGACACAGGGATTTATTGATCCTACAGAGTTACCTTATGTAGATCCACAGTACACAAATGATGGTTATATTTTAGCTATAGATCCAACCAATCCAACGATCCAAACTATTCAATACATAGCATATAAGTCTAACTATAATATGAATACTAGACTTATTGACAGAACATTGGGAGGAACTATTAGAATTGCCAATAACTACGCAGACCAAGCATTTATTAGAAATATTCCTGTGTATTCAGCTAGTATTCAACTAATAGATGGTCAACAAAATTATGACTTGAAAACTTTATTTACAAGTGAAAGTCTTATTGGAATGAGAGACAATCCTGTAGTAGTTAGAGTATTCAACCAAGCACCTCCTCCACAAGTATTATGGTCAAATCCTTGGCCAGGTTTAGGTGGTGTTGCTCCTAGTGTAGATAACTGGGGATTTTATGGAGGTTATGGAGGAAACAGTTACATTCAGTGGCCTGTTTACTTTGACATTCAAAGAATACAAGAATACTACATGGCTGGTGATGTAAGACTAAGTGGATACTCATTTAGTGTAAACAATAATATTCTTACAATATTCCCTATTCCTCCAGCTGGTGGATATGGCCATAAATTATGGATTGAGTTTGCTAAAGAAAGTGATGTTTTACAACAAAACAAAAACTTGAATAGTAATAATGCACCATATAGTCCTCAAATCATTACAGACGTTTCAAATGTTCCATATGCTAATCCTACCTATTCAAGAATCAACTCAATAGGTAAAAGTTGGATTATGAGATACACATTAGCACTATGTAAAGAAATTTTAGGCTACTCAAGAGGTAAGTATCCAGGAGCAGAAGTTCCTAAAATAGGAGCAATGAGTTCAAGTGATTTGATGCAACAGTCTCAAGCAGAAAAAACAGCATTGTTAGAAGAACTTAGAGCATTGTTAGACGAAACTTCAAAACAAAAACAATTAGAAAGACAAGCAGCAGAAGATGCAGCTAACAATCTAATAATGACAAATATTCCGTTACCTTCACCTATATACATTTTATAATGGCTATAAGACCAGGAGCATTTTTTAGGGTACCCGGACAAAAAGTCACTACACCCGGTGACTATGAAGCCTTACCATCACAACCTGATGGATTGGCTAGACCTATGCCTTTTGCTCCAGGAAACGACATTGACTTTCAAGTAACTTCTATTACAGAAGGATACAAGAGATACATGTCAATGCAAGTTCCTTACTATAAAATGGACGCTAAAAGTAGTGTTATAAACATTTATGGTGAAGCAACATCAAAATACTATTACATGCCTGTAATGATAAAATGTTACATTGACAGAGGAGACGAAAAACAGGTAATAAACGAGTATGGACCAACTAATGAACAAAATGCTCAGTTTTGGTTTGTACACGAAATGATGAGAATACAAGGAATAATGCCAGAAGTAGGAGACATTATTTTAGACAGAGAAAGATACTACGAAGTAACAAACGTAAACGAAAACTGGATTGATTTTGGAAACGATGATCAGTACATTTACAATGCTCCTAACTTTGAAAGTTCAAGTTTGAATAAACGCGGTCAAAGTTTAGTGTTCCAATGTGATTCAGTATTGTCAAGAGTAACTAAACTTAACCTTTTACCTTATAAATTACAATAATGGCACAAGTTAGAAAACCAATACCAAAGACCCCAGCAGAAGCAGTACAAGAACGTATTGTGCCTTATCCTGAAGCAGGATACGGGAAAAGTCCTATGGTTGATACTAATAATAGGGCTACAAAAGTTAGTGTAAAAGGATCAAGAGACAAAGACTTTAGTGTAAAACTAATTGACTTAGACACAGCAGTTTTACAACACATTCAACAAAACATAAAACCAACCGTTTATCAAAACACAGAACTTATAAATGTGCCTGTTATTTATGCTTATCCTGAAAGATGGGTAGCAATGCAAAAAGAAGGATTTTTGAGAGACGGAACAGGTAAAATACTTACACCAGTTATTGTAGTAAACAGAACAGACTTCAAGAAAAATCGTAATGTAAGTAGAAACTTAGACTCAAATTGGGCACAAAATGTACATGTATTTGAAAAACAATACACAAGAAAAAATGCTTACGACAATTTCAATGTGTTAAATAACAGACAACCAGTAAAAGAAATGATGGTTGTTGCTCATCCTGATTATGTAGATGTTACTTATGAAATGGTTATTTACACAAATTATGTAGAACAACTCAACAGAGTACAAGAAGCAATACAATATGCTGAAAATAGTTTTTGGGGAGACAAAAATCGCTATTACTTTAGAGTAAATGTTGACTCATTTCCAACAGTAAACTCATACACAGACGCTGAAGAACGTACTGTAAGCAGTAAAATGTCATTAGAATTACATGGATATCTTATTCCTGACACAGTAAACGCATTTTTGAGTAAAGACGCTTCATATATTACCAAAGGACAAGTTGTAATAAACGAAGGAGTTATAGGTTCTGATGGATTATCTTTATTACAGTAACATTCTTACAGAAGGGTTACATATTTATCAATAGAAACAATCTAATAAAATGGCAGAAGTACTATTATCCCCAGGCATTTCATTAAGGGAAAACGACACATCACAAATCACTACAGGTCCTATTACTGCCGGTTTGGCACTTGTTGGTCCTACTGTAAAAGGTCGTGTAAATATCCCAACATTAGTTACATCATACTCAGATTTTCAAAGTAAATTTGGTGATGTATTTGTAAGTGCGTCAAACAATTATGAATTTTTAACATCTATCGCCGCTCAGAACTATTTTGCTCAAGGTGGTGAAACGATTTTAGTGTCAAGAGTAACATCTGGAAATTACACATCAGCAACTGCAAGCATCGATAACAATGTTCCTGCTACAGCTGGTGCTTTTTCTACTTGTTCAATTGATCTTGATACTTATGAAGGTGGAGGAGTTATTCCATCAACAGAATACTTACCTAACTTCCAAACAAACGTTGTTTTTGGAACAAACTGGTATAAGTTTATCGCAGTAGACACAACAGGTGGTGGATCTATACCATCAGATGATGTTGCAGGTAAAATTTACTTTTATGATTATGGAGCGTCTGTTCCTGGTGATAATTTGTCTATATTCCCTGCTTTAGCTACTAAGTTAAACAGTGTATTTGGTACTTCTGGATTAGGATTGTTTAGTGCTACTTGGAATGCTGGTACTTCTCAAATTGACATTGAATCTTTAGCTTACTCAAGTGAGTTAAATGGTTTGGCATTTACATTAGTAGACCCAACTGCTTACTATGACACAAATTACGCAGTAGTAGGATACGTTGTAACAACAGGTATCTTGAATACAATGGGTGGTGGATTTGCAGGTAACCCTGGATACGCATTTACTTTAGAAACTATTTCTGAAGGTGCTATTATGAATAATAACAATGGTCTTTTGTCAAATGGTTCATTGATTTCAGGAAGTATTGATAACGTAAGATGGCAAATTGCTAGTCCTGATTCAGCTTCAGGAACATTTACAGTTATTATTCGTCAAGGTAATGACACAACAACAAATCAATCAGTATTAGAAAGTTTCACAGTAAGTTTAGATCCTAACAGTAACAATTACATTGAGGCTGTAATCGGTAACTTCAAACAAAATGTAGGATACGATCCTTCTACAGGACAATACTACATTCAAACTTCAGGTTCTTATGCTAACGCTTCTCGTTACGTAAGAGTAAAAGAAGTATTGACTCCAACATACAACTATTTCAACAACAACGGTTCACCAAAGTCTGAGTACTTTACTTCATTACCATTAGCTGGATCAGGTTCATTGGGTGGTGCATTTGGTGGTGCTTCAGGAAACGATTTAGCGTCAGTAACAAATCTTTACCAAGCAATTGGAACTGGAGTAAATGGTATTACACAAGGTTTGACTCAAGCCAACTACGCAGTAGTTGACGACATTTTGTCAAATCCAGAAGAATACAACTATCAGTTGATTTCAACTCCTGGTTTATTAGCAAACGTACACGCTACTGCTGTAAATTCATTTATTGCTTCTACAGAAAACAGAGGTGATTGTTTCTACATCATGGACTTAGTAGGATACGGTGCTACAGTAAATACTCCTGGTATTGTTGCTAGTGGTTTGAACACAAACTACGCTGCTGCTTACTGGCCTTGGGTTCAAGTGTTAAGTGGTGCTACAGGCAAGTTAGTTTGGGCTCCAGCTTCAACTGTAATGCCAGGTGTTTATGCATTCAACGATAGAGTTGCTGCTGAATGGTTTGCTCCTGCTGGTTTGAACAGAGGTGGAATTGGTGGTGCTTTACAAGCTGAAAGAAAACTTTCAACTAACGATAGAGACACATTGTATCAAAACAAAGTAAACCCAATCGCTTCATTTCCTGGAGTTGGTTTAGTAGCTTACGGCCAGAAAACATTACAAACTAAAGCTTCAGCTCTTGATCGCGTAAACGTTCGTAGATTGTTGATCAACTTGAAGAGATATGTTAAGTCAGTTGCTGAAAGCTTGTTATTTGAACAAAATACACTAGTAACTCGTAACAACTTTATTTCTCAAGTAAATCCTTACTTAGAATCAGTTCAACAAAGACAAGGTCTTTACGCTTATAAAGTAGTAATGGATGATTCAAACAACACTCCTGACACAATCGACAGAAATCAGTTAGTAGGTGCTATTTACATTCAACCAGCTAAATCAATTGAATTTATTTACATTGACTTCAACATTACTCCAACTGGCGTAACTTTTGGAGCATAACATATTTATAACAGATAAAAATAAGTAAAATGCCAGTATTAAACGCTAACGAAATGATGTTTACGGCTTTTGAGCCAAAAACAAACAATAGATTCTTGATGACTATTCAAGGTGTACCTGCATATTTAGTTCATAAAGTAAAATTTCCTGATGTAAACTTAAACGAAATCAAATTAGATCACATCAATGTTTACCGTAAAGTAAAAGGAAAAGCAGAATGGAATGACATGAATATGAGTCTTTACGATCCTGTAACACCTTCTGGTGAACAGGTAGTAATGGAATGGATTCGTTTATCTCACGAATCAGTAACAGGTAGAGACGGTTACAGTGATTTCTATAAAAAAGACATCACTTTATCTGAACTTGGTCCTGTTGGTGATGTAGTAGGTGAATGGATTATCAAAGGAGCATTTATCAAACAAGCTACTTTTGGAAACGGTGATTATGCTGACGGAAATGCTTACAAAGACATTGAAGTTACATTAGCAATGGATTATTGTATTTTGAACTACTAAGACCCATACATAAAAAGTATAAAGAGAGTCTGGCTTTTGCCAGGCTCTTTTTGTTTGTATATATTTATCGACAACAAATAAGTTATTATGAGTGAATTTAAGTTTCCGACCGAAGTAATTGATCTTCCAAGTAAAGGTCTAGTTTATCCTGAGTCTTCTCCCTTATCATCAGGAACAATTGAATTAAAATACATGTCTGCTAAAGAAGAAGACATTTTAACTAATCAAAACTTTATTGAAAAAGGTATTGTAATTGATAAACTTTTGCAATCAATGATTGTTTCTAAAGTAGACTACAATGAATTAATTTTAGGTGATAAAAACGCTATTTTAGTTGCTGCTCGTATTTTAGGATATGGAGCTGATTACCCTGTTGAAATAAAAGACAAATACGGTAAAATAATTCCAGTAAAAATAAACTTAAGTAGTTTAGAAAACAAAAAAATTGATGAAACTCTATTCACTCCCGGAGTAAATAAATTTGACTACATACTTCCTTCAAGTAAAGTAACAGTTACATTCAAACTTTTGACATCATCAGACGAAGCAAAAATTGAAGCTGAAT